CGTTGCCGCCAGCGGTGCCGACACGCTCAAAGCACCGTGCCTTGCCGTCCACCGTGGCGTAATGGAGTCGGCCCGGCGATGCTCCGACCACCGCCGTCGCCACTTTGTCTTTCTGAATCGGCGCGGCGGCTTTGCCGACGTTTTTGACCTGCGTATACTGCAAAATGATTGTGGCCATGACTTATCCCACGTTCTCCGCGCTCGTCGGCGTAATCACGCCCTGCGCCAGATTGGAATGCCGGGTATCCGCCAGATACCGCTCGGCCTTGACGATGTTCGAGTAAATCGCGTCCGTCGTGCTGGTGCCGACGCCGCCATTCGCCTGTGGTGTGGCCGGCGCCGCTGCCCGCGCCGTGTTCTCCCGGCCGGTATCCGATCCGCTCGCGATGTTGTCGTAGGCGCGGCGGCGTCCTCGCCAGATGTAAGACATGTCTCTTATCTCCCTACTGCCTGCAGATACTCTTCAAATTCATTCGGTGCGGGGGCGACGCCGATATCTCTCAGCGGTGGTGCCTGTGGGTGGTTCGCGGGAATCAATCCGCCTTGACCGATCTCCGCTTTCCCGTTCGTCTTCAGTGGTCCGATCGCAAACGTGTAGGACTTATCCCGAATCCCGTTCGGATGGGATTCGTAGCCATAGAGCAGGGACGGCTTCCCCAGGAGATTGCACAGCGGCGGAATCTGCACATGCACGCCGCGGCCTTCCGCCACGCCCAGCCAATACTCCGCGCTGCCCCGCTGCGGGCCATACTCCGAGCCCGTGTCGTAATCGCACCCGAACACGCCGATGTGCGTCACGCCTTCCATCAGCGCCAACGCCACCATGTAGGCCACATGGTTCGTCATGTAGCCGCGCGGAAACTCCGTGATCATCTGGCCGAAGGGATACTTCATCGATGACGGAACATCCGGATAGACGTCCTGCATCATGATCGGCAGGCGATTGGTCTGCAGCCAGCCGTAATACTTCGGATCCCACGTCTTCTTTTTCGGATCCCGCCACAGCGTGGGCGGATGGAGATCCCACAACAGATCCGGATCGCGCTTGCAGACATGCCGGCAGGACGCATGTGCCCACAGTTCCCACGTCGGATCGAACCACGGGGCAAACTGAATCGAGCGCGCGCCACCGAGGATCGCGATCTTGCGCAACCGCCCGACACCCGCAAACGCCGGCCGCCGCGCGAGCACGCCGCGCGTCTTCACATCGGACGGCCGAATTTGAAACTTGAATCCCTTCACAACGCTCCAAAGCGGCGGCGGAGCCCCGATGGACTCCGCCGCCCGATCGTTACGACGTCGCGTCTGACAGCGGCACGGTGATGCCGGTCACATACGGGTAGTTCAGGAAGCAGGCGTAGGTCTGCCCAATGAACGCCGACGTGTTGGTGCCCGAGGTTTCCCCGTTCGGGAGCACCGTCACCGGACCCGACGCTGCCGACGCGCCGGGGTAGTTCGTCAGATCCGTCACCTCATCCATGTTGACGAGCCACATGTTGTAGATGCGGTTGCCGTCCGACGACGCCTGCGCGATGGACGTGCCGGCGGCCTGCGCGACCACCGACAGCGTGCCCGACGGCGTGCCGACGCTCGTCTGCGGAATGCACCAATACGCGACGGTGCCATCCGAGACACCGCCACCAGAGGCGGTGCCAGTCTGCACGGCGGGATGCAGGCCATAGATCTGCACCCACCCGCCGTTGTCCGAGGTCGGATGCGCGCCGGCATCCGTCGTCGGCGTGCCCGAGCAGACGACGCCGACCCGGAAGGCCTTCAGGGCCGTGCCGAGCAGCGGCGCCGCCTGGTTCAGCGCGTTGATCTGCACCAGACAGCCGAAATACACCGTCGCGGTGAAATCCACGAACAGATACTCGTTGCCGTCGGTGTCGCGGGCCTTGTCGCCCGGCTTGTGCGGAAACGGCGTCGAGAAGATCGCCGAGGTGGGTCCCGCGTGCCCGATAGACGGTCCAGTCAGTTGTGCCATGTGTCTTGTGCTCCTCTTAAGTCGTCGCCGAGACGACGCCCAGCATCCGCAGGTTCGTCGCGATCAGCTGCGCGATGGAGTGAACCTTGAACACGGACACGGTCTGGTTGGCCGGCTCCACCGCGGGGCTGGCCTTATACCAGTGACCCTTGGCGTAGGCGAGCTTGATGAACTGCGGATTCAGGAAGTAGGCGTTCCCCGACGGACAGTCGTTGTCATACGCGACCATCGCGCCTTTGAACTTCAGCACTTCGTTCTTGAATCCCCCGTCGGCCTGCTCTTTCGACGTGAACTGCTCGTTGGCGAGCAGCAGGCCTTCGTAGCCCTCGAAGATCGTCCGCGTGGTGGCGATGAACTTCGGGTGCTTGCCGGCCACGCCGTTCGAGCAGAGGTTGTAGACCGAGCGCCAGGTGGCGCGCAGGTTGTCGAACGCGGAGGTCGTCTTCGCGCCCGAGGTCTGCTGTGAGCGCCAGAAGGTAAACGCCGCGCTCGAGATCCCGCCGCGCGATCCGGTCGTCGGGGTCGCCGAGACGAGCAACTGCAGGCCGCCGATCTCCTTGCCACCCGATCCCGTGCCGTCCGCGTAGAGCGCGGCATTGATCACGTTGTCGAAGGTGGAGCGGAGATTCGCGAGTTTGCCCGACTTTAGATCGAACTTCTTCGCGCTGCCCTGGTTGATCGCGTCTTCGAGCTCCGACTGGAGCACGGTGCCCGCGATTTCCTTCCAGTTGTATTCGAACCGATCGAACACATCCTGTCGGGTCGTGCTGATGACTTCCGTATCGGAATACCACTGCACGGTGCCGTTCAGGGCGTATTCAATCGACCCGGTGATGAGGTCGCCGCCATCGACGGACATGAAGCCGTCGCCGTTCTTCAGCCGATTGAGGAACCAGTAATCCTCGTGGATGTTGTCTTCTGGTTTGTCGTTGACCAGGGCGTTCCAACTCGCCGCAATGGTCACGCCATCATTGGGTGCCGCCATAATGTGCTAACTCCTGCCTCGCGCATACTGTTCGGCGATGTCCGGGTGGTCGTGCATGAACCGCATCACGTCTTCCGGTTTCATCTTTTTGAAATCGGGTGTTGCGGTGCCTGCGCCGTCCGGCCGGATACTGCCGCCAGCTGCTTGTGTTTTGAGATCAGCCAGCACCTTGGTTTCTGCCGATCGCGAGATCGTCGGGAAGACGTCCGTCTGCAGCACGTGGTGATAGGCGCGATGCACGTTGTCGCCCCACTCGGGGTGGTCGATCAACGCTTGCTTCACCTTGGCTTCGTGCTCTTTGAAGTGCGGATCCTGTCGCAGTTCCTGCAGCGTGGTCCGCGCGTATTCGTCGGACTGCTGTTGAACCTGCGCGTAGGCGGCTCGCTGTTCCATGACCGTGCGCATCTGTTCGAGCGGCTGAAGCCGCTGTTCCAGACCGGCCTGTTTCTGCGCCCAGTCCCACTCGCGCCACGCCTTGAGTTGCTTGGCGGAATAGGTCTGCCCCGTGACGTTGCCGTGTGCATCGACAATCGGCACGTCCGGCGCCGGTTCTTCGCTGGTCTGCGCGGCTCCGCGCCGCGACTGCAACATCCTTGCGGCTTTCGCGAGGATCTGAGGCGAATACTGGGGGTGCTCGGCGAGCTGGTCGATCCAGTTCTCAACGAATTGGTAAGGATTCTGTTGGAACTGATCGGCCCATCCGTATTTCTGACGGTATTCGGCCTCCACCTCACTGCGGGTTTTGGTCCGCGTGTTGTGAAGGATGTCATCCCACCGTTCCCGCGGCGGTTCACCGCTGGTCGCTGGTGCCGCACTCGCATTCGGGCTCGTCGCGGGCGCCGCTGTCGCGGGCGCAGGCGAAGAACTCGCGGGAGTCGAACTAGAGCCGGCGGTGGACGGTGCGCTTGACGAGGGCGCGGCCCCTGCGGAGCCTGTCGTCACTACATCGGACATGCGGTCGTTTCTTCCTCTGCCACGCTGTCTCGCCGCGTGGCCTCGCGAACTCAATCGGACACAAACGAAAAGGGGCCAGCACCGCCGCAGGTATGTCCTGCGTTCAGCACCGGCCCCTTTCCGTTGCGTCCCTTTGTCGTGTGGCGGCTAGGGTTTGCCTGCGTCAGCGGTGGGAGCTACCCCCGCTCTAGCCAACACGTCAAAACTCGGTTAATTCATCGGTCGTTCTTCATCCACATTCGACAAGCGATCAAACTCGTTCACGATCTCGGGATGGGCACGAATCACCCATTCGTAGAACACCTCTAAGTAGAGATTGTCTACGGCCTCGCCGGCTTCGTCGGCGTCTGGTCGTTCACCACCATCCCGCATGTTCCACACATCACGACGCCGCTGGGCCGGACGATGATCCCCGCCCGCGCGACACACGGACAGTAGGCGATGACCACACATTCTCCGCCATCCAGGCCCGGCCCCTGAGATGTCCCCACCGCACCTGCCACCATCTATGCCACCGCGACGCGATAGACCCGCGACGTGCAGGGGCAGTCCACCGTAAACGCGTCGGCGTGGCGATCGTTATTGCCCCAGACCGGCTCGCCACAAGATGTGCAGACCAGCCGCCACCCGAGCGCCTGGAGGAGTTGCGAGACATCGAGCGGCTTTTCAATGTTGACCTTCCCCGCCCGGCACCCACACGCCACATGCACCAATCCATGATCCGGGTCAGGCGTCGCGCGCACCGAATCAGCCACATCGTGAGCCACGCAACGCAGACATTCCGCGCGGAGCGACACAGCAGCCAGATCCGCAAGGTGGACCAGAAAAGACTCCCCATCATTCAACCACTTGACGTAACGGCCTTTCATCGGCAGTTCCCGCGCGGTCGCCGTCAAGCCGTTCGGCGCGAGAATCATGGAATCGGCATCCTTCGCGCACGCGACTGTGCATACAAGGCCCTGATCCTCTTGCGCAACAGCACGTTATCGTATGCGGACTCCTCAAAAGCCACGAGAAGCCTCTCGGCCTTATCTCGCTCGTGCTTAAGATTGCGGAACAATCCTTCGCTCAACACAGTCAGTCTGGAGATTTCGTCATTCATGTAGGCCGGGCTCGACCGCTCAGCCTCCCATTCGCGCTCTATGACCGCGCTAATAGCATTCCGTCTCACGCAACCTCCGACAACGACTTGATCTCACGCACCGACGCCTTGAAGCTCTTCCACGTCAGGTCCTCACCGCTCGCGGTCCCGTTACGCTTCGCGAGTTCCTCCGCATCGGCCAACCACTGCTTCCCGCCACCGACAATCTCGCGGACCTTCTCCAGCCGCTTCACATACGGCTGCAGGCCCAGTTCATCCGCCCGCGCCAGCATCGCTTTCTTGCTGTAGAACACTTCCGGCTGATCGCCGAAGTTCTCCTGCTCGAACCCGCCAATAATCGAATCCTGCTCTACCCCGCCACGATAGGCACCATGTGGACAGAACGGAAAATCTCCCACCAGTAACTCGGCGCCGCACTTATCGCAAGTCACGCCGCACCTCTTCGATGACATACAGCACGAGCGCGGCCAGCGTGATCATGGCGAGCAGCTTCAAAGCTTCAAGCACCGGCGCCGACCTTGGGACCGCTGCGGTCGCCACTGAGATCACCCTGTTGCTGATTGAGCGGGCGCACCTGTTCAGCGGGGCCGCCATGTTCCGGAAGTCGCTTCGTCGCGGGGACCGCCTTGCCGTCCGCATCGCGAATGCCGAGCGCCAACTGCTTGAACAACTGCCCCGCTGACTCCGTGACCGCCCCCTGCGAAATCTCCAACCCGCACTGCGCCATGATCTCGCGCACGATCGGGCCTTGCGGTCCTATCAAATCCTCGCCCTTGAACGTGAAGCCCAGATTCGGCTTCTGCGGCTGCTCCGGCAACTTATCGACTACCAACTGACTCGGATCCTCGCCGGCCATCGCGAACAGCTTCTTGAGCAGCGTCACGCGCACCGTGTTCGGATCCTTCGCCGTGAACTGATACAGATCCATCCAGAACTTCCGCTCGCGCGCCATGTCCAGACGAATCTGTGAGTCCGGCTTCGCGGAGAATGCCACCCGTCCCGGCATCGCGCGCTTGTCCCACTGCGCCCAGACCTGCGCCGACTGCGGGCCGATATACTGCGCCGCCAACTCCGGCGACATGTAGCGGCAGACCAGCGCCGAGAATTTGTCCACGAGCTTCAGATACCAGCGCAGCACCGCCCGCCGCTCGCCGTCCATCCGGACGCTGCGGTTGCGGTCCACCGTCGCGGTTTTCGTCGCCGACTCTTCCTCGTCCCCCCCGACACCGGCGCCGGTCGCATCGATCGCGAGCGTCTTTTCGATGTCCCGCGTGATGTAGTCGTTCGCGATATACGTCTGGCGATTCGCGGACGGGGTAATCAACTGGGCCATGATGCCGAGCGGCCCCTGATTGAGCGCCCCTTCCTCCAGCGGAATCAGCGCGCCCTGTTCGCGGTTCTCGATCTTCGCAATCGTCTCGGGCGGCAGCTTGGAGCTGTCATAGCCATACGCCGCGCGGTTCGCGTCCCGCTCCTGCACCATCTGCGTCCGAAACTTGCACAACTCCTGCACCAGCGGCCGCGTCATCTGCGAATCCGACGGCACATACGCCGAATCCGGCACCGAGCGAATCGTCAGCGGATGGATCGGGTTGCCGATCATCGAATCCGCCGACAAGCGCCCATCCGGCAAAATCGTCTGATGCGGGCAGTCCCGATGCCGCGCTTCCACGTCCAAGCCGTCAATCAGCACCAGCTCGCGATAGAGCTCCGGATGCACGACTGCCGGATCGTAGAAACTGGCCTTGTAGAAAATCAGCTGCCCATCGACGTAGCGCAGGCCCGCCGCACTCGCGGCATCGCGGTCATCCCGCAGGACGTATTCATCGCGATCCGTCGTGCCCATGAACTCGGGATTGGACGCGAACGCCTCGGCGAACTGCCGCTTGGCCACGTCAAACGGCATCCGGAACCGCATCCCCAGCCACGGCGTCAGATCCGACGGCACATCGTGCCAATCCGCCGGAATCAAGAGCTTCTTCGGCGAGAACCGCAGCGCGAACCACTCCTGATAGATCGGGACATCCACCGGCCCATTGAGCCCCAGAATCGAGCCCGGCTGCAGCGGCGGCTGGATCGTGCTCAAGGTCGGCGTATACCCGACCAGCACCGGCCCCACCCCTGACACCGCGAGGCAATCCTTAATCGCCGGATGCACCGCCCGGCCCAGGACGTCGCACTGCTCGAGCAGTTCATTCAGGAGTTCACGATGCGCCTGCAGGATCGGGTCCTGGCCCTTCAGCGGTCCCGTCCCGCGCAGTTGCAGTTCGGGCGTCTCGTAAAAGAGCTGTGCCTGCTTCTGCTCGACCTGATAGAAATCGACGTTGACGTTGACGTAATCCGGCGTGGCCTTGTATTTCGCCGCATCCGGAGAGTCGCCGCCATACCAGCGGATGTTGTCCTGCCACCGGTCGTGATACTTGCGCCCTTCGTCGTGCGCGCGATCGATCTCGCCGCGCCAGAAGGCGAGCGAGGTGCCCGCCGGCAACGGGAGGCCCGACGAGGTCTGCTGCAACGGGGCGTCCGGCATCATCGGTTCCACTTACGCGGCCCGTCCCTGTCGCAAGGCACCCATCGTCCCAGGCGCGTATTTCTTCCGCGACTTCGACTGATTCAGCGGATGCGGTCGGCTCATCGCCCCGTATCGCCACGCATCGAGCGCATGATCGTCCGTGTTCGTGTCCACATCATCGGGATCATTGTCGTCTGACACCGCCCCAGCGATTGAGCGAATCAGATACCGGCAGTCCGGATGCACCCGCAGCCACGGCGTGCCATCGGGCGCCGGCCGCAACAGCGCATGACACCGGCCCCACCCGTTGAACCGGTCGTGGTCCGCTTTCACCAACTTCAGCCCGTAGTAGTTCAGCGACTCGCCGATCGACTGGCCGACAAACTTCACATCCGTATGCGTCGCGCCCGTCTTGTTGAAGATTGCCGGGTCCGCCGCGGTATACGACACCTTGCCCCGCCTGACGTCCGTCGCCAGCCCGAGCTCCGCGTCGATCTTCTTCACTTCGTGCGCGACTTCCTGCTCGCTCATCCCCTGGAACTTGTAGTCCCGACGGATATACAACTGATGGTCAGGCAGGACGGTCCACCAGAGCACGCAGCCCGGCTGATTCCGGCCCCAGTCCATCGACCGGAACCACACGCCGTCACGCGCGGGCTCCATCGCCACCACATGACTGCGCTCGTTCCACTGCGAAAAGAACTGCCCCGCAAACACCCGCCAATCCCCATGCCGCAACTGCTCATAGCGCCACTTCGGCAACACCGCCAACTGCTTCATGTAGGCCGGGTCGATATACGGGTTGTCGTCCAACGTCCCCGGGATATACACCCACTCCGTCGGGTCGTAGACATCCTGTAACGCCGGATACGCGTCGTAATCCGGTGCGTGGTCAATGAACAAATCCAACAGCAGCCCCGCCGCCGGCCCGCCCGGATTGCTCACCGGCGAAAACGTCGCCCCGCCCTCCGCCAACACCGCCGGCTTACTCGTTCGCGCCCGCGTGCTCAACTCCAGGAGCGGCTGCGGTTCAAACGTCGAGGCCTCGTCCGGCGTGATGTCGTCATACTCCGACGACAGATACTTCGCCACGTCCTCCGCGTTCTCCATGTGCCCGCACTCAATCAGCGAGCCGTTCGGAAACCGCATCAGCCGCTTACTCTCCACAAAGTCCGCCCCAATCAGCCCCGCCTCCGCCGCCATGCGCCGCAGATGCGTCTTTTCCAACTCCGGAAACGTGCGCCGCAACAGCAACGCCTCATAGCCCGGAATCCGCAGACACTTGCGATATAACCGCCAACGCGCCGCATGACTCTTCCCAGGACCCGCCGCCCCGCCATACAGCCGATACTTCGCCCCGCAGGCATCCAACTCCACCTGCTTGGGCGTCGGCACATACAACCACTGCCAACCCTTGTCCCGACCCTTCTTGATCTCCCGTCCCAAGCCATGCGCCCGCTGCCGATCCCGACACGCCTGCGTCGGACACCACCAAATCGCCTCGACGGATACCAAGTGCTCCTGACACCAGCAGCACTTCGCCAGCACGTGCTTCGTCACCGGATCCACTTCACCATCAGCACATACACCGTCAACGCGATCCCCGTCGCCACGATATCCGCCACCGTGTGCAGACTCATCTCAACTCGCCGTCGTCACCGCCGCCCACCCGGTCGTCCCATTCGTATTCACATACAACCGGTCGTTCGTCGTCGTCCCATCCGTCCGCAGATACAGACTCCCCTGCGCCGCCGCCATCGTCGGTGCCCCACTCCCCACCGCCACCACCACCGACGACGCCGTCATCCCTATCTGCGTCGCCCCCCCAGCTACCACCGCATTGGACGACCCGACCGTCAACACCCCGGCATACAGATCATTCAGAAACTTCGCCAGTAACGTCGTCAGATCAGCCATCTCTTCTCCACGCCACCCTTCTCCGCACCAAAATTCTTCGCGCCAAAATCCTCCGCGCCGGTGGGGCCCTCAGCGACCGGGGGTAGGGTCCCCCACCCGAACTGCTGCCCGGAAGGTGCCGCCAGTGGTCCTCGCCCTGTGTTACTTCTCTCGCATCGACAGCTTCCGATAAGGAACATTATGTTAACCACCTCATCGAGCCATCAACAGTTAGCCTGTGCATTACTCGGCTAATTGATCTTTCGGTTCAGGCGAAAGTGCAACAAGGAGTGGATCAGGGCCAGCAGGTTGCCCAGGCATTCCAATCACAATGTTCACTTGCGAGCGATTTCCTTCTATCTGACGCTTCGGGAGAACATCAATCCGATCAAGCACTTCCAGTGACTCTTCCACGTTGGAGTGCTTAATCACGCGCTCTACGAGCTTCTGTGCGGCGTTTCGGGCCGTATGTTTTGCGACTTCGGTGGTGTCAATGAGCTTGTCAAGCCATCGGCTGACATTGGATTGGTCGATGCCAAGGGCTTGAGCGATTTCGACTTGCGTCTTGCCTGCTCGATGCAGGTTAAGGAGCGCAGCAACTTCGGCTCGTGTGAGACGACTGCGATCGGGTATGCGCTCTGGGAGTTGTTCTCGCACTCTAGTGGGGGCCTCTCGGCCCTGTCGCCGCTCCTGCTACGCAGTCGCGATCAGCGACGTAGATAAGAGTGAGGCAGGAGCGAGCGTAAGTGAAGGGTATTGCGGCTGAGATGTCTGGCTAGGCTATCTAATGTCTATTGACGACACTTTCGTAATTGGGGGTGAATTGTGAATGCGGATGATGCGTCCGACGCGCCACGAGGTGACGAGGCGGTGGTCGATCCACTTGAGGACGGTGCGTCGGTCGATGTTGTAGGCCCTGGCGTATTCAGCGATGGACAGCCAATCCTGCGGTGAATGCTGACGCGGTGTCATGCCTCGTTCCCCGTCCAGCCGTGCTTGAGTGCCCACCTCATCGCCCTTCTTTGCATGAGTTGCAGCTCGCGTCTGACCGTTCTCGATTGCTCATAGCGCTCTCTGGTGTTCTG